CTAAAACTTTCTCACTCTTCATAATAATCCTAGCTTTAGCCCTAGTTCTAGCATCAGTCTTGTCTGGTTGGTACCCAGCAGCCGTATATGCCTTGACTTCGTCGCCATGACCTGCAAATTCCATACAGAATTTCTCTTGCATTGCTGTTAATCCACGAAATGTGGGAATTTTTACGTTATTATCTACTGGTTTCTCTAACATACGTTTATTATACTCCTTTGGGTTATGTTTCTCTAGCCTTCGTAGGCGACGGCGCTCTAATTCTGCCTGTATTTCTTTTAATTCTTCCCCGCCTCCATATATTCTCGCTTCTCTCTTAACTTTATACAAGTTAATAAGTTCTGATTCTTTCATATTGCCGTAAATAATGTGTACTTTCTTCTCAGTCACCTTGTAAATCCTTAAAGGGAGAAGACTAACCCACAAGTTTCTCCCTTTCTTTGCAAAATACCAGAAATCAATAAGCTGTAGGAGACACCAAAAAGCTTATGTACTAGTTATTTAGAATAATCTAGTAGATTAAACTGGTAAATTAAATATAAACGACTAATTGACACTATGCAAGTGTTTGTTTACAATGCGCTTTATGAGACCAGAAGAATTTTTATACAGACCAATGGTGTTATTAGACAACCGAGTGATGGAATATCAATTCTGTATGCAGAATATTCTAAATCCTAAAGGACATTATCTAGAGTTTGGGGTGTATGAAGGTAAATCCATAAATTATCTAGCCAGTTTAAATAAGAAAGTTACATTACATGGCTTTGATAGCTTTAAAGGATTACCTGAGAAATGGTTTATGGGGCATAAGGTCATAGAGAAAGGACACTTTGCCGTAAAAGAATTACCAAAGGTTGTACCAAACGTAGTACTACATGAAGGATGGTTTGAAGAAACGATACCTACCTGGAAGAATGACCACACAAAACACATATCCTTTATTAATATTGATTGTGATCTGTATAAATCTACAAAAACAATTCTAGAATTATTAAATGACCAGATTGTTAGTGGTACCGTATTACGATTTGATGACCTCCTACCATCTCCTATATCACCATATCCTAACTGGGAAGAGGGTGAATGGAAAGCTTTGAGCGAATGGTGTGTTAATTTTAAACGTAAAGTTATACCAATGGCACGGTCTTGGAAACAAGGGTGCATTATGAAAGTAGAAGAATGATTGAGACAAGTTTAGGACGTGCTTTTATTTATACATGTGGTCACGTCGTTATAGCAATGAATGTTGTCTACTGGTTAACTGGAGCTTCATTGTTCGAAGCTGGACTAGTGGCATTAGTAGAACCTTGTATTAATGGATGTTGGTACTACTTACTGGATAGATTTTTAATTAATAAACTAAAAGCTGAAAATGGTTGAACGAATAATGGATCCTAATAATATTGGGGCCGATCATTTAGAACGATACAACTTCGCTTGTAAGAAACTAAAAGAACTAACAACTCCAAATAATATTTTAGATATTGGTTGTGGTATTGGGTATGGTTCTGTGATTATGCACAACGTCATGTCAAGTCAAATAGATTGTCTAGATAAATCTAAAGAAGCACACAACGTATTCGAAGAATCGTTTAGTCACACTAAGGAAAAGGTTAACTATATTGTTGAAGACTTTACTAAACTAGAACCTCGTTTGTTAAGACCCGCCTATGATGGTGTCGTGTCTTTTGAATTCATAGAACATATACCACCAGACCTAGCTCAAAGTGTTTTTGATTTAGCTGCCAAGAAGTCAAAGGTGTTCATCGCCTCATCACCAAACGAAAGAGTACGACCACATCAACTACCACCAGTAAATGAGTTCCACTACAAACACTACACACCAGAAGAGTTTAAAGAGATGGGAACACAAGCTGGGTTTACCGACGTGGATTTCTATTGCCAGACAAATGGTGCAGTGTATCAAGTAAGACCTGGACTCGAAGGTGGGAAGTTTATGATCGGAGTTTTTACAAAGTAGTATGGGTACCCTAGATTTTAAACAAAGGGGCCATATTTGAAAATCTGCTCCTCTTGGCTATGATAGATATAATATATATATATATAAAAACCCGTAGTTTTTCTCCCTCCCCGCCAGGTATTAAAGGGGGGGCTCTTAAAACCAAAGAGAGCCTCTTGGCTCACCTAAATACTTAATTAGATATCATTACGAGCTACTTAGCGAGTTAGGATATCTAAAATTTGGACAAAAAAAATCCCTTGAATTTTTCAGGTTCAAGGGATTTCGCTGTATTAGGGTGTCAAGTTATTTTTGTTTAAGCTTAAAGAGATCATACTGATCAATCTGGCTAAGTTTTGGATCGTCCCAAAATTTAGTTTGTTTCCATAGCAATTGTTCTTTTTGATAAAGCAAGTCTTTAAGCTTAGGGTCAATAAGATTTTTTAAACTACTCATTCGTTCCATCCTTTTCTAGAAGTTGAACCAACAATTGTTTTAATTGTTGATCATTATAGTTGTCGAGATTAACGCCTTGATCTTTCGCCTTAGTCTTAGACTTGGTGGTCGTTGCCGTTTCGGTGTACACCTTTTCAAGATCGCTTGGCTTAACTTTGCTAAAAATCTCATCCGATTTTTTTATTGTCTTTTCAATAAATTCACAATCAACAAGATGTCCAACTTTCATCCATAATTTACCATTGGATGCAATTCCCTTTCTTTTTTCATCTTGCAAAAAGTTATAGGTGCAATTGTTCATTACATCTTTTCCTTTTTTATCTTTAAAAGTATTGAAGTAAATTGCAAAAACTCCTTTTGGAATTTCTGGATTAAAGTCTTGGTTCTTGTTTGGGTCAAATTTACAGACAAGAATCATCCCTTTAAGTTTGTTTTTAGTATCGTATATTTTATGTATCATTTAATATTCCTTTCCAAAAATATTAATGTTGTGAATAGAAAATCCATTCATCCATATTATAACATATTTTTTTAAAAAGATATACACTCTCGGAAAGCCTTGCTCACTGGGGCTTTCAGACAATCGGCGAGATTATTTTTAGATCTAAAAATTTAAGTCAATTAAAAATTAGTCTAAACATAAGTTTAAACTTAAGTTTATGTATAGTATCATACGCAGAAGTGTCGCTTGTCTTGAGTCTTAACTTATTTAAAATAATTCTAACTTACCTTAAGCTTACCCTAAGTATAAATTAAATTAATTTCAGCTTACTGTTATGTTAATTCTAAGCTTTATTAATAACTTCAATACTTTAGGAGTCTTCCCTGAGCTTAGGAATTTTTTGTTTGATGATATTCGAAAGTCGTGAGATAATGAAAATAGGAGAGGTTACAAAAAAATTGGCAGTATCTTCTCTTATATATCAATCGTTTATAATAATAATTAAGGAAAGGATTTATTATGACATTACCAAAAAAGAATAAGATACCAACGACTCAAGAGGTAGAACAATTAATACTAAATGCAAACTATAAATTAGCAATAGATGAATGTCTTCTTCTTGTTAAAGATGAGATTGAAGGTTGGTCTGGAGATAGTTATATGGCTGAAGACATATGTTCTTCAGTTAGAAAACAACTAATGGGAGATGAATAATGCCTAAAAGAATTACAGTAAAACAGTTTGATGAATGGTTAGAAAAATGTCCAATACCATACAAACAAACGGATAACGGACTTACTGAAGTGTATGAATTTGATACATCAGAATGTGAGGAGGATAGTGATGACTAAAATACCTACTACTTTTGATGAAGAGTTTAGCATACCTAAAGGACTATCTAGTATAGGTCTTAAAGTGGCTAAAGCAATTCGGTCTTATGCTAAGAAGAGAAACTTAGAAACTGGTGGTTGTACTACATTCTACTCAACACAACAATGGAAAGATAGACGAGAAGAATTTGGTACAGAATCAGAGTTAGTTATAGTCCACGACGGAGGTGATATAGCTAAGTTTTTTAACTATGATTACCAAGATTATACCGAGATTGAGAGAATGAATAAGCTACTCAAGAAGTATGGAGTGTACTTTGAATCGTGTACTTCTTGGTACTCTGCAATATATAAACTTTAACAAGGAGAC